GTCTCTTAAAGAGATGTCATCGATCCATCCATACGTAATTAGCGGTAGCTGAATTTAATTGTATATCCTCCCAAAAACCACGCCTTTCATATGATTCCAAATTAGATTTGATATACTTTTGATTCGAGAAGTCTGCTAATTCTAAGAATCGGAAAACTCTATTTGGATAAGGTATGTTAAACGTTTTATAAATTTCGTGATATTGTGCTGTATTCCCGAGAATCTCAAAACATCTAGATTGAAATAGCTCGAGGTCGCTCATTTTAGGATAATTTCCTGAGCCAAATATAATACGTGCTAACATTCTGTCTACTTTACGATAAGGAAACCCGTCGATCCATTCAGATCCAAGGAAAAAGACAGAGGACTTACCTGGTTTTGAGTATGATTCAAGCTCCACCTCTACAGTGAATAAACTATTCATGATAGCGCTAAGTTGCTTAAAGTCAATGTAGAATTCAGAAGATATAATAGTATCATCCGAGGAAACATAAACTCTATAGTTGTTATAGTTCTTTATGTTATGAGTTCGACAATATCTAGCGATAGAAGCATGTAACATGTATGAATTACAAAGTGAACCTAAAATAGATGTTAGTCCACATCCACTAGTAATGCCCCCAGCTTTACTTTGTGGTGCTATATCGGGATGGAAAGTGGGCATAGTGACTGAAAAGTATATGGCCTGTCTAAATAGTCGTTCCTCATATAAGTTCAAACGCATTGCATCAATACAGATTGTCATGACAGTTAAAATAACAAAACTTGGAATACGTTGGTCAAAACTCTTATAGTCTATGCATAAAGTATGTTTATCTTTTGTTGACATAGCAAGTTTTCCAATTTCCGGTTGTGTAAACCCATGAATGGCACAAGAATTAACGTTGTAGATTAAATATTTTAAAATGGTATTAAAGTAAGTTTCCACAGTTACGAAAATTAATGAAACAGCAAAGACAAGACGCATTTTTAAGCCAGAATTAGTAATTTGCATTCTCATGAAGGCAGACGTCATCGGATACTCCTCACGGGAAATCTCTGTCACGTTAGCTACCAAATCAAAAGTCTTGGTCCTTACAGATTCCAGTATTTGCAAAATGGTCGGTAACATTCGGCGTTTTGAATACCAAGGTGTTGGTAAGCCGCTTGATGCATTCAAATTCATCGTTTCAATAACCTGATGTGTCTCGGGACGGAAATAAGTTGAACAATTGCAAAATATATATTTACAAATTTGACCTACAGCATAGTCGTGTTCATACTGAGTTAATTTAACATGTCGCTGTACTGACATTAGAGATACGGCATTCTCTACGTTTTTAAGAAACAGTTCACGTGAATTCGCAAGCTCAGAAGAGACCTTATCGTAAAACTTTTTATTATACAAATGTGAACGTTTCAAAAACTTTTCAATATTTACCATTCGCTGTAATGGATAAAACCGTTTAAAATAGTTTTTTAGAACTGCACTTTTTAATAGTGTATTGTATACACTCAGCGGTACAGAAAAAGTAGGTAATACATTTTTAATAATCCCATAAATGTGAGATTTTACAACTTTTGTAGACAAAGATTCTTTTAAGATCATGAAGATATACAAAATGACCCTCGAGAAGTAGGGTGTTAGAAATTTCCCAAAGCGTACTAAGGTTGGGGCCGTCTAGAAACTTATCATTTTCTTTATGGACG